ATTCTCTTGTCATAAGGCAATGGATAATTACTACTCTTCAATCGTAGGTTTAATAGATGGTTTAGTAGAATCAGTTAGCGGTATTTATGGCAGACCAATGGGATATGAATTAGTAAATCCTGTGGACTATCAAAGTGTTGAGCAAGTTCAAGCATACTTCCAAGCATTATATGCTGAAGTTCAAAGCGAAAGACAAGTAACGTTTCAAGAAAGCTGGATTCAAAATCAAATTGATGGCATCGCAGAATTAATAGCAGAAACTTTGTACCTTTTAACACTTAAATAGTGATTTGGCAACAATATCGGACACTTTACAACAATGCCTTAAAACAATATTCGCCCAAGTTCAAGGCAGAACTACAAAAACAGGTCGATACCTATTGCCGTACCCAAGATTTAAATGCTATTAGCGATAAATCGCTTAAAAAGACCATTAAAACCCTTCATTTGGCTTTAGGCAACAAAATGGCTATCATTAGCAATAAAGATGTCAAAAAGGGCTTAAAATCGCATTTAGGGGTATTTGAGACCAAATCAGCAGAGACCGATTTGTATTCTTACACTATTTTACAAGTATTGGAGAAGGATGGGTTAGACAAGTTGGCTTCAGATATTACCGATACCACTAAAGAACAAATTAGAAGATTCTTAATTCAAGCAGCACAACAAAACCTAACGTTAAGCGAAACTATCGCATTGTTAAGGACAAGTGGAATAACTGATTATCGTGCTGAACTTATCGCAAGAACCGAAACAGGAAGGGCAGCAAACATAGGTTCACAAGTTGGTGCAATTTCCACAGGATTGGTTACGTTAAAAGAATGGATTGCAACAAGAGATGCAAGAACAAGGCGAGAACCTAGAAACCACACCGACCATTTAGTTATGGATGGTGTAAAGATTCCAATGGATGCTAAATTTCACGTTCCAAATGATGAGACAGGTTTAGGATTTGAGTATATGGACCATCCTTGCGATTCCAAAGCAAGTGCAGCAAACGTTTGCAATTGTCGTTGTACAATGGGTTACGAAGCACAAAGAGGTAAAGATGGTAAACTTTTAACGTATAACGATAAGCCACCAACAGGAAGGACTGCAATGATTTGGAGTATTATTTCAAACGTAGTAGGTCAACAAATAGGAATGCTTATTCAACAATCATTACAAGATTAAAAAAAAATAATAACTTTGTTTATATGAAGCAATTTCAAAGTAAAGATATAGCTAACGGAATAATGGATGTTGACACCACGACAAGGCGAGTAAAAGCCGTATGGTCGAGAATGAACAACATTGATTTAGATAACGATATTATCGTTCCTGAAGCATTTACTAAAACCTTAATGGAAAGAGGTCCAGCAGGTAAAAATTTAGTATGGTCTTTAGTGGACCATAAAGCTGATATGGCAAACGTTATCGGTAAGCCTGAAGAATTATATGTTGAAGGCGATATGCTTGTTGCGGTTACTCCAATAGTAGAAACCGAGAAAGGAACTGATATGTTAAAACTTTATGAAGCTGGTTTAGTGAACCAACATTCAATAGGGTTTAGCACAATTAAATCAGATTGGCAAAGCGAAAAGAAAGATGTTCGTGTGATTAAAGAAGTTAAACTTTATGAAGGTAGTGCGGTATTATGGGGTGCAAATCCTGAAACACCAACTATTTCAGTTAAATCACAAACAAAGGAAGATTTAAACAATAGACTTGAAAGACTATTAAAAGCATTTAGAGGCGGTAAATTTACCGATGACACATTTGCTTTAATGGAAATTCAAATTAAAAATATTCAAGCCGACTTATTGGCATTGGACTTCACTCAATCCGCCCAAAAAGCAATCGAGCCGAAACAATCAGTAGATAATGAGGTGATGAAGGCAATACAAGAATTTAATCAATTATTTAAAAAGTAAAAATGGAAAATTTAGACTTAATCAAAGAAATGGCAGAAAACGTTAAAGGTTTTGCTGGTCAAATCGAAGATGTAAAATCTACTGTATCAGTAGTAAAAGATGAAATGCAAAAGCAAATCGATGCTGCATTCGCACAAAAGAAAACTAGCGAAGCTAAAGAAGTAAAATTCTTTGATGAGTTAGTATGTGAAAAATTAGAAGGTAGAATGGAAGAAATGGAGAACACTTTGAAAAAAGGTGGTAAGTTCCGTTTAGAAATGCCTGAAGCAAAAACAATGACTATCGCTGGTAACGTTACAGGTAACCCTGTTACTACCTATGCTTTACGCCCAGCATTGCAACCTGCTCAATTAGTTAACTTCCGTGATTTAGTTCCAACTGTACGTTCTGAAAGTGGTTTATATACTTTCTACAAAGAGAATACAGGAGAAGTAAATAACATCGCTGCACAAACTGAAGGAGCATTAAAAGGTGCTAACGATTATAGCTTAACTGAAACTAAAATTGTTAACTCTTACATCGCTGGTTTCTCTCGTTTCTCTAAGCAAATGATGAAATCTTTACCATTCTTAAGCCAATCTTTGCCAAGAATGTTACAAAGAGATTTCTTTAAAGCAGAGAACGCAAGTTTCTTCAGCACAGTATCTACTGCTGCAACAGGTGTTACTACAACAACTGAAACAGTTGACTTAAAGCAATTAGTGCAATTAATCGCTAATCAAAAGGCTGCGAACTTTAACCCTTCTTACATTTTAGTATCTCCTGCTCAACAATCAAAAATCTTGATTGACACAATTAACGCAGGTTACTATGTAGGTTCAGGTAGTGTTCAAATCGGAACTGGCGGAGACATCACAATTTGGGGTGTACCTGTTATTTCTGCTACTTGGGTTACTAATGACAAGGCTTTAGTTATCGATAGCGACTACATCGAAAGAGTAGAAGTTGAAGGTATCGCAATTGAGTTCTCTTACGAAGATTCTGATAACTTCCAAAAGAATTTGGTTACTGCGAGAATTGAGTGTTATGAGGCAATAAATCTAATGTTACCAAGTTCAGCGATTTACGCAACATTAAATGCATAATTAGGTTATTAACTTAATACTTCTTATCTTTGGGGTGTGGTTCAAAAGCCACGCCCCTTTTTTATGATAGGAATATATAAAATAACAAGCCCAAATGGGAAAATTTACATTGGTCAAACAATAGACCATATAAGAAGATTTAAGCATTATAAAAATTTAAAATGCGAAGAACAACCAAGATTATATAATTCATTAGTAAAATATGGTGCAGAAAATCACAAGTTTTATTTTATTTTTGAGTGCATTAAAGAAGAATTAACTAAATGGGAACGACATTTTCAAGAATTATATAATTCAACTGGTAAAAGTGGATTAAATTGCATTTTAGTAAAAACGGATACATTTAGCGGTGGACATAGTGAAGAATCTAAAAGAAAGATTAGTGAATCTTTAAGTGGGAGAACTTTAACAACAATACATAAGGGAAGGATTGCAAAAGCTAATAAGACTAGGGTTTATAGTGATGAGACTCGTAAAAAAATGAGCGATGCAAATAAAGGTAAAAAAGCATCAAAAGAAACTAGAGAAAAACAATCTTTAGCAAGAACTGGGCATAAAAAAAGCCAAGAAACTAAAAATAAAATTAGTGAATCTTCAAAAGCTAGATGTACCAACGAATGGAAACAAAATATTAGTAATAAGCTAAAAGGTAGAATTATTACACCTGAATGGAGGGAGAAATTAAGAATAGCAGCATTGAATAGAAAGAATAAGGATAATTAATGTAAATTTGTAAAAAAGAAGATATGTCGTTCTATAATTACATCATAGATTATACTTTAGCCGATTACGGCACGATTACCGAACCTGTAACACTTGCAGAAGCTAAAAACTATTGTCGTGTAACAACTTCAGCAGATGATGCTTTAATTACGGATTTGATTACTCAAGCAAGAGAATCAGTTGAAAAAGCAACAGGTTTATGTATAACACCAAAGACAGTATCAGTATGGTTTAATAACCCAGCAGGTAATTTTAATATGCCTTTTGGACCAATGGACCAAGCTACTTTCAAATTGTATAATATATCAACAGGTTTAGAGATTGTTGCAGCAAATTACTTTTTAGTTGGTGGCGAATATCCAAACTTAAGTTTTCCCCTTTGGAATCAATTAAAGGCAACTTATCGTAGTGCTATGGTAAGTGTACCAAAAGACCTTAAAGTGGCTATTTTGGACCAAATAGACTTTGATTATGAGAATAGAGGAGCAGATATAGAAAGATACGACCAAACAGGGGTATGTCAAAAGGCTTGGAGAGCGTGTCAAAGATATACAAGAGTAAGTCCAATATTATAATATGAGAATAGGCGATAAAAAAGGAAATGATGTTAATTCTTCTACGATGACACGTAGAGTGAATTTGTATGTGCCAACAAGGACTAGCGATGGTCAAGGTGGCTTTACGACTACATTTGCCTTACAAGAAACTATATGGGGGGATTTTAGACCTGCCAAAAGCACAAGAACCTTATTAGAAAGCGAATTAACCTTTTATCAGGATGCCAAAGTTTACTTGCGTTATGGAGTTACAATAACCGATGATTATAAGATTGAAGTTGAAGGCAAAACATATACAATTCAATCAATTAATGATGTGGACAATCAACATAGATTTTTAGAAATAATAATGAACGGATAATGTCAGCATTTGTAGTTAATTTAAGCGGACTGAAAGGGATTCAAGATAAATTGAATAAACTAGATGAAAATCTTAAAGTTGATTTATCTAATGAAATAAACTCATCTGCATTAACTATTAATAAAAATGCTAAAAGAAATGTAGTGGTTGATTATGGATTTTTAAGAAACTCAATTATAGTAACACCTGATGGTCAAGGTAGTATGACTTATTCAGTTGAGGCAAAAACTAAATATGCTCCTTATGTTGAATTTGGCACAGGAGGATTGGTTAAAGTTCCTGCTGGATTTGAAGCATTTGCAATGCAATTTAAAGGCAAAGGAATAAAGAAAGTAAATTTAAGGGCAAGACCTTTTTTAATACCAGCTTACGAAAATGAAGTGCCAAAACTGATTGACCGATTAAATAAATTAATAGATGCTTAACCCTAATATAGAAATAAAGAAATGGTTTTATACCCATTTGGTAAGTGCTACAACCTTGCCTGTATTTGATGGTATTGCTCCTGATAATACTCCTAACGAGTATATAATTATGGATGGCAGAACATCAACACAAGAGAAAGGGAAAGCAGGTTATACTAATGGAGTTTCAATTGTAGTTGACATTGTTACAAAAAATGCTAACTTTGGCTATAAACGTGCCGAAACAATAAGTGATTTAGTTTTAAATGCTATTAATTCGCAAACTACAATAACCTTAAGCAATGGGTTTTATGCTTCAAGTGTGGTGGTTGCAAGTATTAGAAACTTAGATGGCTTAAACCCTTTGGACAACGTTTTTAGAACATTAATAACTTATAATATAATAATAACTCAAAATTAAATAAAATGGCAGAAACTAAAGTAAGCGGTCGTGATTATATCCTTCTTGCTGATATAGATGGCGACACAACGTTCAAACCTGTTGCTTGTCTTACAACTAACTCATTTAAGTCAACTAACGACACAATTGATGCAACTTCAAAATGTGG